AGCAATAACAAGACCTTCAATATGCAAGTGTTTCTGAACGAGAAATGCAAGGATGCCATGAATATCATGGACTTTGTCAATTCGATGACACTAGAACTCTCGGATTTGGAAGATGTTGGCGAGCTCGGTTATGTAGAAGGCATTAGTAAAATCATGATAAGAAAACTCAATGAGATGGATGTGTATAAACGTCCGATTCATTGTAGCGACTACAAGCGAGAAGTGATGTATGTGCGCGATGATGATATATGGGAGAAGGAGAATAGCACTTATGACAAATTGCGGAAAGCCATTAAACATATTACGAAAAAGAATGGCGACCTCATGATTCCTTGGCGCGATCAAAATCCACAATGCATGAATAACCGACATCGCTTGAATGATGTTTATTTGCGCATTATGAATCAATCGATGGGCGGGAAAGGCGAGTTTGTTGACAGTGAGAACAAAATCATTAAAAAATTATCCAAGGCTGTTTACATTAATAAGGATTGTTAATTAATAAACAATTTTCCAACATTTACCGATTTTCGTCATGTTTTTACATATATTACATTTAAAATATGTATACGTTTCAAGTATAATACCATCAATATCTATATTTCTTTTATATATTGTAAATACTTTTTTATTATTATTATTTACGTTATGCTCATTGTATATAGAATGACACCTAGAACAAATACTCATATTATTATAAGATAATATTTTTAATCACGATAACTTAAATCTTCATCATTGGTATAACTTAATTTGGAAATGTCTTCGTATGCTGGAGGAGGTGAGCGACTTGAGTATGAGGGAGGTAAAGATAACTCGGTCATATCTGGTTCCAACATAGGCGAAGATATGGATGAAACCGGCGAAATATAAGGTGAAGGTGAAGATGAAGATGATATATAAGGTGATGAATTTTGTTCTGGTTCAATATTTTCAATATCTTGTTCGCTCATAGATGGTGCTCTAATCGTAGATGGTGCTCTAATCGTAGATGGTACTCTAATCGTAGATGGTGCTCTAATCGTAGATGGTTTGCTTGATGATTTTTTAACACTAGATATAGGATTATCTTCAATTTCTAGTTCAAGTAACTTAGATGATGTGTTTGGGAATAAGACTTCTGATTTGGGTCGTTGTATTGATTTTGCTTTTTGAACAACGACAGGTCTTTTTTTAATTTCCTTTAATTTTTTATCAAAAATAATATTTTCGTGTTGTTGTTTTTTTAAAATATTTTTTTCAATATTTCTACGATTGATAATATCTTCTTCAATATTTCTTAATTCTCTTAATTGTTGTTGTATTTCTTTACTATTTCCAAAAATTACATTTTTGCTCTTCTTGCTCTTCTTTTGGGTTTTGCTCTTCTTTTGGGTTTTGCGGCTCTTTGTGCTTTTTGCTCGCTTAGTTTTGCTGCTTTTTGCTCGCTTAGTTTTGCTGCGCTTAGTTTTGCGGCTCTTTGTGCTTTTTGCTCGCTTAGTTTTGCGGCTCTTTGTGCTTTTTGCTCGCTTAGTTTTGCTGCTTTTTGATCGCTTAGTTTTGCTGCGCTTAGTGCTTTTTGCTCGCTTAGTTTTGCTGCGCTTAGTGCTTTTTGCTCGCTTAGTTTTGCTGCGCTTAGTGCTTTTTGCTCGCTTAGTTTTGTGGCTCTTTGTGCTTTTGCGACTCTTTGTGCTTTTGCGGTTCTTTGTGGTTTTACCGCGTTTAACATTTGATTTTGTGGTTTTTTTTTTACTGCTAGATTTATTTTTTTTAATCTTCCTTTTCTTTTTACCCCCACCAAATTGTATATCATCTGGACATAATTTTGGTAATGACATTATATATATTATAACAATTTAAAAATAAATTGAAATGTATTATTACCTTATGGCACAATGTAAAACACCTATTCAAATGGAATCAAATAAAATGGAATCAAATGAAATTGATGTTGAAAACTACATTGAAGACCCTCATATTATTCTTGATTCTTGTTTTCGAGGAATGCATTTAAAACGTTTAACGGAGCACCAAACAGAATCTTATAATGATTTTATTCAATATCAGGTTCCCAGAACAATTTCAATGTTCAACCCAATTCATATTTGCTCCGAACAAGATTTGGATAAGGATGTTAACAAACATCGGCTTGAAATGTTTGTTAGTTGTGAAAATTTTAACATACATCGAGCACAAATTCACGAAATCAATGGTGCTACAAAAAATATGTTTCCACAAGAAGCGCGTGATCGAAATTTTACTTATGCTGGTGAAATGACAATTGATTTGAATATCAAGTTTGTGGTGCGAAGTGGTCCTATGCTAGAACAAACTCATACATTCAACAAAGTATTATCTAACATTCATATTGGAAAGATGCCGATTATGTTAAAATCTAGTATTTGTATATTAGAGCAATACAAGCACATTCCAAATAATGTAAGCGGAGAATGTCGAATGGATTCTGGTGGATATTTTATCGTAAATGGTTCAGAGAAAACAGTCATTGGCCAAGAACGTGCGGCAGAAAATCTTGTTCAATGTTTTAATATTTCAAAGAATAATAGCAAGTGGAGTTGGTCGGCAGAAATTAAATCGGTGCCTGATTATAAATGTATTTCCCCCAAACAATTATCATTAATGATTGCTACTAAAAATAATGGATTTGGAAATGGACTATGGATGCAAATTCCACGTTTAAAAAACCCGATGCCTTTATTTGTAGTGTTTCGTGCGTTGGGTGTTATTAGCGATGAAGATATTTGTAAAAAGATTGTATTAGATATTGATAATGAAAAAAATGAAGTATTGATGCGTTGTATTCAAGCATCTATCGTAGAATCCAACAAAATAATTACACAGGATTGTGCTATGAAACAAATCATAGGAAATATTATGTTTACAACCCACGCAGGAATTGATAAAGAAAAAAGTATTACAATGAAACGAAATTTTGCGTTAGAAGTATTGAATAATGATTTATTTCCACATTGCAGAACAACTGAACAAAAAATATATTTTCTAGGCTACATGACAAATTGTCTATTAAAATGTAGTCTTGGGCTAGAAAATGTTAGTGATCGTGATTCGTATGTAAATAAGCGGATTGATTTGACTGGAACTTTGTTGAATAATTTATTCCGAAACTATTTTAATAAAATGGTGAAAGATATGCAAAAACAAACTGTCCGAGAAATTAATACTGGGTCGTGGCGATCAACAAATGACTACGAATCAATTATAAACATGACAAATATTTATAAAATTGTAAAGCCTACAACAATTGAAAATGGAATCAAACGCGCACTAGCGACAGGTGATTTTGGTGTAAAGCAGGTGAACAGCAACAAGGTAGGTGTAGCGCAAGTATTGAATCGTCTTACATATATTTCAAGCTTGAGCCATTTGCGACGTGTAAATACACCAATTGATAAGAATGGTAAATTAATTCCCCCACGTAAATTACATAGTACATCGTGGGGATTTTTGTGTCCAGCAGAAACGCCAGAAGGAGGTAGTGTTGGTGTTGTAAAAAATCTTAGCTATATGTCTAGAATTACAATTCCAGGAAATAGTAATTCTCTTTATGATTTCGTAGAATCTTATGTTGTGCCAATTGACAAACTATCAGAAAAAGAAAAATTCAATAAAGTAAAAGTATTTATAAATGGTTCATGGTTAGGTATTGTAAATAACCCGGTTGAATTATATCAATCATTAAAACAAAAGAAATATAAGGGTATCATTAATATTTATACATCAATTATCTTTGACATACGGCGAAGAGAAATTCGCGTATGTAATGACTCAGGAAGATTGGTGCGTCCATTGCTCCGAGTAAAAAATAATAAATTAATTATAACAAAGGATATAATCGCGAAGCTACAGAAAAAAGAATTATCTTGGGAGGATTTATTCACAGATTGTCTTATCGATGAAAGTGTTCTTGAATATGTTGATGCGGCAGAACAAAATATGAGTATGGTTGCAATGGAGCCAATTCATCTAACAAAAAATGAACAATTTGTCTATAAATATACTCATTGTGAAATTCATCCAAGCACTATTTTTGGAATTTTGGCATCGTGTATTCCTTTTCCAGAGCATAATCAATCGCCGCGTAATACATATCAATGCGCTATGGGAAAACAAGCAATGGGAATGTATGTAACCAATTATGATAATCGCATGGACAAGACAGCATATGTTTTGACATACCCAATGCGTCCGCTAGTAGAAACTCGAGTGATGAACATGATTGAATTGAATAAAATTCCATCAGGGTGTCAAGTTATTGTAGCCATTATGACGCATACGGGTTACAATCAAGAAGATAGTATTTTATTCAATAAAGGAGCAATTGATCGTGGTTTATTCCAGGCAACAATTTATCATACAGAAAAGGATGAAGATAAGAAAATTCATGGAGACGAAGAGATTCGGTGTAAACCAGATGCATCAAAAACAAAAGGGATGAAGTTTGGAAATTATGATAAAGTGAATGATGCTGGTGTTATACCAGAAAATAGTTTGGTAGAAAATCGTGATATCATTATTTCCAAAGTATTGCCGATTAAAGAAGCACGCAACGACCATACAAAAAAAATTAAATATGAAGACCAAAGTCGAATTTATCGTACAACGGAAGAAACCTATATTGATAAAAATTATATAGAGCGAAATGGAGATGGTTATAACTTCTGTAAAGTGAGATTGCGAACAGTTCGAAAACCAATTATTGGTGATAAGTTTAGCAGTCGTCATGGGCAAAAGGGAACTATTGGAAATATTATTCCTGAATGTGATATGCCGTTTTTGCCTAGCGGAGTGAAGCCTGATATAATTATCAATCCTCATGCTATTCCATCGCGTATGACAATTGCGCAATTGAAAGAGACGGTGTTGGGGAAAACATTATTAGAATTAGGTTTGTTCGGCGATGGTACAAGTTTTGGTAAATTTGATATAAAGGATATTTGCAAGGAACTACAAAAAGTTGGTTATGAATCAAATGGCAATGAGCTTTTATACAATGGTTTAACTGGCGAACAAATTGAAACATCCATCTTTGTTGGTCCGGTGTTTTATCAGCGTCTTAAGCATATGGTTTCCGATAAACATCATAGTCGAAGCATTGGTCCTATGGTAAATTTGACACGTCAGCCAGCAGAAGGACGTTCTAAAGACGGCGGATTACGTTTTGGAGAAATGGAACGTGATTGTATGTGCTCTCATGGAGCATCGCGGTTTACAAAGGAACGTCTATATGATGTGTCAGATGCATTCAAAGTTAATGTATGTAAGCGGTGTGGGTTAATTGCGGCGTATAATGATAAAAAGCATATTCACTATTGTAAAACATGCGATAATCGTTCTGACTTTGATTATGTAGAATTGCCTTATGCGTGTAAATTAATGTTTCAGGAATTAATTTCAATGAACATTGCACCGCGCCTTATTACATAATTTATTGTGTCGCAATATTTGCTTTATAAAGAACATAGGCTAAGAAGATACCAAAGAAGTTCTTAGAAAACAAATCTAATATGTTATACATTATATTTTTTATTTTATATGGAAATAGAGCAGCTACTCCATAAACTGCCCATACAATTGCAAAATACCAAAATATTTCACGTCCTTTATCACTATGAACTGCAAAATTAACATAAATTAAATAAAACATTAAAACAAAAGGTATAAACCCTATAATAGTTGTAAATAAATAAGAAAATACATTTTTTTCACCTAAATATCCAGCAAATAACATTAACCAGTCTAAAATAGAAACTTTAAGAACAATTTTCCAATTTTGTTTAAGTTCTGTTACAAAAGATTCACTTTGAATACCTTTTTGATTATCCCTCAAAAACATTAAATAGAACATAAACGAAATCAACATAGTCGGTGTTGTTATGACCCAATCATAATATCGAAATGGTGTAATATTTTTAATACTTTTAAAATTTGATATCATCCAAACATAAAAAGCACCTTCAATAATTTGGACAACTAATTCCATAATAACTAAATCATTAATTAAATAAAATGAGGTAGGAACTGGTAATCTAATTGCAAAAAAATCTATAATAGCAGTTATAACTTGTATTATGAGTGAAATAACACCAGTTAAATAAACATGATTCATTTTATATATAGTATTATAATTTTTTTATTTTATTTCTAATGTATATAAGATGTCTGGTTTTATTGGTGATTCATTTCCAAGTATGTTAGGTGGCGGTATTCCAGGTGGTCAACCAAAAGGAGGATTATTAGGTGGAGGTGCTACTGGTGGACGTTCAGGTAGTTCTGGTATGGAAGGTGGAGGACAACGTGGTTCTACTCGCGCAACTTTAATACGTATGATGGGTAATACTACATTTCCCAACAATAATCCGCAAATTATAACGCCATTTAGACGTTATTTTAATCTGGGTGATACGGCTGGTTCGTTTAACTCTGCGCCGTCGCCTCTTTTAGGTCCACCTATAAATCAAGTTGGTGGAAATAGCATGGTATCGCGATTACATGCGAATGCTGGCGGAACTGCGGAAGGCAGCGCATTTTACAGCGGAAACCAAAAATTTGTTTCTGATAGTTCTGATTATATCAAATATAGAAAGTTATCGGCGAACAATAAAAATTACAATGACTCCAGTTTTGGTGGTGAGAATGGTTCTACTGTTAGCCAAGCACTTCGACGCGTAAGAAGCTAAACGTATAATAAAATAAAAAATATAATATCACATATGAATTATTATTAATGATGATTTTTCTTATGTGGAACAATTCTTATGTGATTTGTTTTCCATAATGGCTTCTTTCATTCTAACAAATTTTGAAGTTCCCATTCGGTGATCTTGTTGCCCCTTTTGTTTTTGATCTTTTTTTGCTCCATTTTTCCCCTTGCGATTTTTTGGTGTATCGTAATCCATATTGTATTTATTAAGATGTGTTTGTATTTTATAATATAAAAAATAATTCAATTTTTTATATTATCTACAATTTACAGATTTATATTGTATAAAATTAATGTATAAAATTAATATATAAAATGAATTTTCATAAATACTTAATTGAGTTTCTTGGAACCTTTTTCTTTTTGTATGTTATTATTGCGATAGGACACCCTATTGCTATAGGTGCTGCTTTAGCAATTGCTATTTTTATTGGTGGTAAAATTTCAGGTGGTAATTTTAATCCTGCTGTTACTATTATGATGACTGCGGCAAAGAAAATGCCGATGTCTGACGCAATGCCATATCTTATTGCTCAAATCACAGGAGGTTTATTGGCACTTGAATTGTATAAACGCGTATAAATTTATACTGATAAAATTACCAATCCCATTTTAAATCGCCTTCATTATATTCTGCGCCTGAATAATCTAACCATTCATCTAAAGTAAAAATTAAAAAGTCATTAGGTAATATATAATTTTTATATTCCATATCAGCACCATAAGATAACATTTCATAATAATGTTTTAAAGCATCTTCACTATTCATAATATTCAAAAACTCTTCAATCGTATGAATTTCGGATTTATTTGCTCCAATACCACTATATCGAATATAAGGCATATTAATAAATATAATACTATATATTTAAATTTTAATTGAATTTATAGTATTATATTATTAGATTAATAAATTCAGATTTTATAAAAGTATCATATATAAATGAGTATACCTTCAGAAACAAATGGTTCAGGCGCAATTCCGCATAAACAAAATATACCGAATAATCAATCAAGTGTTGCAATGGGAATGCCATTTAAACCGGCACCAATGACCCAAGGTAATTTTTTTTCAATGTCACGTATGGCATATAATAGAAATGTTAATCAAAATGTAGATAGTGTAGGAAAAAATCAAGTTCCTGCATCAAAGAAATGGTATGGTTCTTCATCGTCGCGTAGTAGTTCAGAACATATTAATATGAAAACAATTGAAGCAGCTGGAAAAGGAAGCACAAATCGGATAAATCCTGAATTGTTTTCTTTTAGTGGACCGGACCAAACAACAATTAAAACAGCTTTAGCGCGTTGTCGTGGAAGTGGTTCTGTTGCTCCTAAAAAAAAAGGCGCAATTTAAATATATAATGTTAATATAAATGGGTAAAAGTGGTGGACAATTAAACCAAGTTAGAAAAAGAAGACAATTAAATAAAATGCCTAAGGCGATTAATAATAATAATAATAATATGCCTATGGAAATGGATGAAGAGTTTATGGATAATAATAATATGCGTATGGATAATAATAATATGCGTATGGATAATAATAATATGCGTATGAAGGATATTGATATGAATGAAATGCCTATGGATGATATTGATATGAATGAAATGCCTATGCCAAAAAATAATAATAATAATAATAATAATAATAATAATTTAGAAAAAAAATGTCCTCCTGGTTGTGTTCCTGAAAAAACGAATGAAGAAAAGGGAATAAGAGGTATTATTAATAATATTAAAAACGCACCTGAAAAATTAAATAAGGGGGTTAAAAAAACTCAAGATGATGCTTTAAATGCATTAGGCAATAAAAGCAATGAAATCAAAAATAACACACTTAGCGCTATTGGTGATTTTACAGGAAATATAAGTAAAAAAATGAATAAAAAAGTTTCAGAAAATCAACCTAAACCTAAATTAAATTTAGAAAATAACCGGGAAGAAAATAACCAGGAAGAAGATATTACTATTGGAGGTGGAAAAAGAACTATGAAATATCGAAGGGGTAAAATAAACGCTAGAGGTAAAAGGAGAACTGCGAAAGGAAAAAAGAGAAATACTAGAGGCAAAAAGAGAACTGCAAAAGGAAAGGGGAAAAAAAGAAACGCCAGAGGTAAAAAGAGAACTGCTAAGCGTAGAAATTAAATTAAATATATATTAAAAATAGGTTATAAACCATAATAATTATTTTTAATATACAATGACAATGACAATGACAATGACAATGACAATGACAATGACAATGACAATGACAATGACAATGACAATGACAATTACTTTTTAAAAACCCTTTTATTTTTAAACATTATTTTTATAAACATATACAAGCCTAATAATCCAAGTGAACTAATATAAAACTTAATTAATAAATTATTCGGTAATTTACTATAATCAATTTTTGACCCTTTGAGCGTAGTAGGGTCAGTTAAAGAACTTTTACTTTTCATACCAGTAAATTCTTCAGTTGTTTCATCATCTATTTCTTTTAATTCTTCGAGTGATGGTTTTGGATTACCAGGAACCGAGAACCAATCAGGATTCATATACCTAATATCTTTATTAGTAACAAACGCAGTATCAACGTCGGTCTTATCATTTGCGTCGATGGTTGGCATTGTTATTGCTTGACATGTTGTAGATGGTCCATCCGTAAATGCTGTTAATATTTTCATTGGATTTAATTGTGCTAAATTACTCATTATACCAGGCACTAAACCAGTAAATGAATCAAACCTAAGCCCATTACCATCTGATATAAAAGGCAGAGATCCATCTGGAACATTATTTATATAGATAGAACGTTTAACACTTTTTTCTGTCGCTTTGTCAGTACATTGAACTGGTGTTTCTACAAAAAATTTTGATCCTAAAGGATGACCGGGATCACTCGCACACGCTCCTAATTGGCATTTTCCAGTTACTAATAAATCAACATATCCCATTAATCCGGCAATATCATTTGCTAATGCACCGAAATTCCCATCTCCACTCATACCCATTTTCGATGGTTCTTTTATTTTTGAACTATAATCATAATCTACACCTAATACTTTTTCTTGTAATGATTCAGCTCCTCCTTCTTGTCCTGCGTCATTAAATTGACCATTTAGTGACATTTATATTATAAAAATATAACATTTTTATAATAATATATATGAAGTATTTATAGTTTTTACTATTTAGTTTTTACTATTTACTTTTGTTGAGTTAAACCTTCATTTATTTTTTTACTTTTATCACTTAATGTGAGTAATAAATCTAATTTACCTTGTAACTCCGACATATCACCATCGAGTTTAAAATCTTTTATTTTATCTAATATTGCGGTTTGATGTTCTTTTGGAATTTGAAATGAAGATAATGTATCTTGTGCTTTTTGTGTTACTTCATCAGTTTCTTTTTTATTAGGTATATTTTTTTTGGCGTTTGTTGATGTATTTTCATCCTTGAATCCTTCTCTTTTTTCATCTCTTTCATATAACTTTTTGTAAACATGGCAAATAATAAGTATTAAGAGTAAAAATATAAGAGTTTTCACAAGTATCATTTATATTATAAACAAAGTTTTATTTCTAAAATATCTCTCTATATAATAAAACAATGGCATTATTACCTATATCACCTTATATATCATGGAAAGGATTATCTACAAATAGCGCTGTTCCTTCAAATTCTAGACCTGATTTAAATGCGAGTGGACCTCAATTTAAAGCTCAACCAATTAATCATTGGCGTAAACAATTAATACCAAATGCGAATAGTGGAGGTAGAACTCGCAGAGCAGGAATTGGTATGCCGATGGATACACCAGGTGGGTCTGTTTATTTAGGCAATGTAAGCGCAAATACGAATTGTTTATTAAATAATACAGCGGATGCAACTGGGATAAAAGAAAATATTGTGAAAGTAAATGACACTAGTTTTACAAAAAATGACAATGGATGCTTAAGTAATACATGTAATCCTGAAAAAAATCGCATAAAATCAGCTACTACGATTGTAAGCAAAACATATTATAAAGATAGTAGAGCATATTTACGCTCTCGTAATCAACTATATGATCAAAAATTGACGGCGTTGCCTGTTTCTACAATAACGTATTTAGATGAATCAAATAATCTTCTTTATCCTACCGATTCATCAACTGGCCCTCAAGTGAGACAAACAGAAAATTGCCCTACGGGTACTTCATGCCAAACAATATATAAACCAAACAATCGTCAATTTTCTCAACAAGGCGCAGTTGATAGTAGTTCAAGAATTGCTCGCTTAAAATTAAACACTATCAACAAAAACGCCGCGTCTTATAAAGAAGTGTTTGGAACAACTGCATCTAAATATACTGGTGCGGCATCTACACCATATTTCTTAAAATCAAAATATCAAGTGTGTGTGCCAATGAGCGCGACTGGTAAAATAGTGACTTGCCCTGCTTAAATATAATATATGTAAAAAATTATTATATATACAGAAATAGTATATATAATATAAATGAATCAATATCAAGAAGTTTTGTCAGTACATACATTTCCATTATCAAATAGTGGAAGTGGAACAAGATTTATGGCTCGTCCATTACAGCAATGGCGTAAGCAATATCAATCCACTTTAGCTAAAAATAGAAACGCGTCAGTTGGAATGCCAATGGATAGACCTGGTTCTAGTAATCAAGTCAGTTCAAAAACAATTCAATGTAAAACCTGTGATGGTTCGGCGACATTAAATACTGATATTATCAATGATACATCTGCGTGTACCAGTTGTAATATAATAAAAAGTAATACCAAAGTATCAGACACTGAATATAAAGACACGTCGTCATATTTACAATCTAGATGTTCTACGTATGAACAAAATACTAGTACAAGAAGAAGAAGTTCAATCAATTATTTTACAAATGAAGGAACTCCTATAAATCCTTCTGATTCGCCTACTGGAACACAGGTATACGAAACAAAAAATTGCTATACGAATCAAAATAGTAATAATCAAAATAATAATAATCAATGTAATAAAACAATTTATAAACCAAATAATGTTCAATATGCACAGCAAGGTGGTGTTTCATCTGGCTCGCGCATTTCTAGATTAAAATACAATACATTGAATAATAATGGAGCAGCTTTTAATTCAGCATCAGGCGCACTAGGGTTTAATACTGGCCGTTATCAAACCGAGCCTAGTCCTTCTTATTTTAATAAAAATAAACCACAAAAGGTCGTTTTCCCCAGAAAAAATGGAGCAAATAATCATTGTGCTTCTACAGATTATAGTATGTGTATGCTTGAATAAAATAAAAAAGATTTTCATCTCTCTCTTTTTTTCCTTCCTTATAATTTATTCAATTCCCCCAAAAATACTTACCTATCTATTCTAAATCTATCTAATCGTTTTCGTTGACATCGAAGCCATGCTTGTCGATTACAACATCACCATCATCGCATTCAGTAGTTTCCGAGATGTTCATCGTCATCATTTGTTGTTCGAGTTGAATTTCCTCCCACGAAATGAGGCGAGGTAGGTCGTCGTCATCGTCACTTTCATCGTCCGAGATATCTTCTACATCGTATTGCGTCATCGTCGTCGCTTGTTGGACCTGCTTCGCTTGGGCCTGCTTCGCTTGCTGCTGCTCTCGCAAGTTAGTGTAAATCTTGTGAATGCGCCAGCGGATAGAGTTAAGAGCCTTCACTACCTTGAAGGTCGAACTCCCCCAGAAGAGAAACATTTGATTTACGCGGTCGTGCCAGATGAAATCCACTTCACACAACGTTGTAGTCATCTTGAAGAAGTGTCCATCCTTGCCGATAACTTGGCGCGTCACATCTGAGTCTGGCGGAGCTGGAATGTAGCCAAATGTAGTGAAATGTTTCTTTTCATGGCGAAGACGCAATGTTTCCTTGAAGCGCTCGATTCCGTCATCAAGAGGGCCGGCGGCGGTCGTGGTGATAATATTTAAACTATTCAAATGGCCCATGATATTATTACTGGTGCCTTGCTTCAAATCGTATCGCATAGGCGGAACCATAAATTTCTGCTGCGAACTCTTTTCGCTCTTATCAAAATTAGAGGTAGGCATAGATGCTGATCGAGACATAGTTGAAGAACTCATATTGGCTGTTGGTTGGTTGGGGGTTATCATTTGTAGAGTTCTACAAGTTATTTTCAATTTTTTGCAAAGTCATAGTAAAATCCAAATACTTTCGATACGAAAAAAAATGAAAAAAATGAAAAAATGAAAAAATGAAGGAGAGAGAAAGAATGAATATAATGAAATAAAAAGAAATTATATATTATTAGTATTAATAATGCCAATAACATATCGAACCAAAGAACAGCGGATAAATGAAGTGAAACCAATTATACAAAAATTATCAGAACTGAAAATTAAAGCAGCTGAACATGAAGAGATACGTGATTTATTACAAAAAATACAAGTGTATATAAATCAAGGCGAGAGAATAGAAATAAATATTCCGTTTCCAATAGCAGATGTAGATATAGTGGGTGTGCTGGCGACGGATGTAAAAGAACGCGTATACATGAAATTTACAAGACACAATGATTAATTAATCTCTTTCGCTCTATATATATATATATGAGTCTCGATAAAGATATTTGGTGGGTTAGGCATGGCGAATCTAGTAGTAATTTGCATGAAAATGCAATAGAAGATCGGTATCCATTAAAAGAAGAAGAAGAAGATTTCCAAACAATGAGAAAGAATATAAAAGTGATAGAAGATAAAAATTATAAAGAACCATTTTTAAATCAAAATATTGAGAAAGGAATTGAAATTTTAAAAGAAAAACAAAATACTTTTGATAATGAAAAATCTAAAGAATATAAAGATTTAGGAAAAATGATTTCTGTATGGGATCACAAAATAAAAAATAATGATTCATGGAGTACAGAAATAGAAAAACGAGGAGCGATGAATTATAAACCTCCAACAAGCTGGTTATTTACACCAATATTATCTTATGCTGGAATTTTACATTCAATTGAAGCTGGGAAAAATCTTTATGATAAGATCACATCAGCTGAGTATTGGAAAAATAATTTTGAAGGTGGTTCGCAATTTTATATCCCAAATAACGACCATGAAAAAACGCTTATTTTTATTACATCTGCATCCGTAAGAACAATTATGACAGCAATATATACATTACTCTCATATAACGAAAAGGTGGAGAACAAAGGAAAAGGAAAAAAAATAGAAAAAATATATGTAATGCCATATATTAATGAACAAACAAATGGGGCTGGATGCTGTGAAGAACCTAATTTAGACAGAGCTAATACAGGTATTCCTTCTCATTTATTACAAAAAGTTATTAAACTGATTGCGGAATTTGTTGCCTCCCCAAATATTGAAGGTGTTGTTCTAACATCAAAAAATGTTATTGGTATGATTGATACAGGATATTATATGACAAAAGCAGATAAAGATAAAGACAAATATTATGATAAATCAGATCTTGAAAAATTTGTGGGCGTTTTTAACACATTTAAAACAAAAGTAGTAAAAGGAAACCGAAAAAAAGAAGAAGAAGAAGAAGAAGAAGAAGAAGAAGAAGACGATTACACATTTTATAATAATAATAGAGTAATAGCATTTACTCATGGAAATTTTATTAATCATAAATTGAGAAAGCCATATTTGGAGAGTAAGGGAGAAGGAGTAGAAGAAAAAGATAAAAAATACTACAAATTGGATGTTTTTGGGCCACATATTTTTCCAAATAATTGTTCTGTTTGGCCATTTTCTATTGAAGAAGAAGGAGAATTTAAAATCAACTCAAGTTTTCCATATATAGAAGAAATAGAGGATAAAATAGTGATAAGAAAAGAAAGAGAAGATGTTGAAGAAGAAAAAGGATTTATCCCATCTATAGCTGGTGGCGGTGTAAGATCTGAAAGCATTACAAGCCCTGAAGTTGAAGAAGAAGAAAATAAAAAATTTGCTACATTATCTCAAGGTTCTCTTTGTAGAGAAATAAATGATTTGTATATAAATCAAGATATATTACACGAAGTTAGAACAGGTGCACTAGAACAACTTGCGGATAAAGGTATTGAAGGTGGTGTAAAGAAAGGACGTAAAACAAAACGTCGTCATCGTCGTAAAGTGACGCGTAAAATTAAACGTAAAAGTTCTGGTTCTAATAAAAACCGCAAACGTATTACACGACGCAAACGTATTACAAAACGTAAGAAATATATAAAATCATAATTATTTAAAAAACAATATTATCGCTAATCCATTTTTGTATTTTATTATAACTGGGGGAAAACATTGTATTAATACCTTGTAAGTAAATATCATAATGTTCAGTATTTTTTTCTAATAAAATTAAGGATTGATATAAAATAATATATTCGTGTGAAGAATATATCTTACATATATTAATAAAAATATCATCCATACTATTACTTGTGGTGTTTAATCCGTGTCTTCTATTAATTTCAGTTTCTTCATGGTCGGTCAAAAGATTTGGCTTATCCAGTAAGACGCGATATAATTGTAAGGTATGTAATAAAGCAGGTTGTTCTGTTGTAGAATAGGTTTGTAATAATTTATCAATACCTCGTTTACTTAATTGTATTAACAAGTCAAACAAATCACAAAACTCATCTGATTCGCGTTTCATAAAGATATAAAATTTATTAAATCGAATAATCGCATTAAAAAGGAAAAATAAATCTTCTTTTCCATCATGATTATAAGAACGCAATAAACCTTGAAACCATGTTGGTTCTTGTATAGAAAGTAAATTATTAGAAATAGTTAATTTACTGCCTTTTGGACAAAAAGAAATTAAAGCAAGTTGTGTTACTGCTTGTAAAGGTTCTAATATAATATCAAATCTTTCTTTTTTTCTTTCTCCTTTAATAAAATTATATAAATGTAAATATTTATCCATTAATAGAAAATACATATATACCTTTATGTATTTTCATAAATTATCTATATAATAATGCATAAATCCTAGAAAAATTATGTAATCTTTCTAGTAATGCTGTTAAGAAAAATATTATTATTTTGTAAAATAACATTATATGGAATATTGTATTTCTGACACCAAGTAATACATTTTTGTATATTTTTCTTTTTCATATGTTCAATTTTATCATATTTATTAGCATTGTCAATCAAATAAATCGTTGATACAATGGAATCAATCTGCTGCTGTCCTAATATAGAATTATATTCTTCTACTTTATTTGTAAAATAATAGGGCAATTCAAAATTGAATAATGTTCCAACGATAGATTCATTGGTTAACAAAATTTTATAAAATATTTTTACAATATCAAATATATTTATATTGCGAAATCCTTTACATACAATATATTTTTCAGAATTTGCAATACGGCTTGTATTGGGTTTGATAAAATAGACATTTTCATATAAATTTGACAATAGGTATAATAAGTCAAGAGAAAAACGTGTAAAAGTATCATACATTTTTAAAATAAAGGTTCCGCCGTGTTTTTGCATAGCAATAGCGAATGCAATTTGACACATTATCAATCGTGTGCTTATTTGTTCCTGATTAGGATATTGCAATGTAAAATCAAACCCTCCATCACCGGTGATAAGGTCCATTTGTCCGTTATATTTATCATAACAATATTTTAAATTTTCTGCTTTAGTTAGGTCTCCATTTCCTTCAATTCCTTTTTCAATAATAACATTAGGGTTATTCAATAAAAAATTCTTACTTTTCTTCCATCCAGGCACATTATGATTTACATCATCAATTAAGGTCATACCATAATAAATATCTTCACTATTTTTTCTCACATAAGCAAGGGCTTCAATAAAACCGCCTGGTCCTTCGGCCAGATGAAAACTTTTACATGAATTAGAAGGCAATATATTAACGACTGATAACATATCACATATTTCTATCATTTTAAAAAAGGATCTAGAGATTGGTTTTAAGGTGGATATAGCTTGTTTTGAATTGGGAATGATTGAATGAATGTATTCATACGGATTTGTATATTTTTTATATTTATCCCATTCTTCTATACGATTATCAATCTGTTCCTTTATTATACTTAAATATTTATACAATGTTTTATTAATTAAAATATCATCAGTGTTTATTTCATCAGAATTGGATTGTATTTTTGATTTATATGGTTTAAATAAATTATCAACTTGTATATGTTTACCTAATTGATTATTGTATTGAATTCTAGGTAGTAAAAAAAAACTCATATAATATTATGATTAATATTAATCATAATATGTATTTATGTGGTTATTGTAATTATTAATTATAATTTATTATGTGGTAGTTTCCTTAACTTTTTTATTTATTTTTAAGGTGCGTTTAAGTTTTACTACAGATTCCTTTTTGGACGACATACTTTCTTCAGGAATAACAGATAATTTTTTTGCAATAGGTCCTGGTGCCGCTGCCGCTGCCGCCTTTGTCTTTGTCTTTGTCTTTGTCTTTTCTTCTCCATCATGTTCCTTCGTATTTTTTTTAGTAGAAACCTTTAATTTACGTTTAACAAGATTTTTGGGTCTAAGATGTTCTTCGCTAGGAAGAGTAACATCATTTGAAACAACATCAACATTAGCATCAACATCGACTTCAGTTTTATCCTGTAAATCTAATGAAACCTTTTCAGTATTACTAATCTTACGTACTTTTTTATAGATAAAATACCTATTTAGAAATGAAATTGTTCGTTCGCCATCACTCATGAATTGAGCTTTATCGTATGAAAATGCACGACTATTAGTTTTATTTTTAATTTCATCATTCATCTGTTTGAATAAATCATTAAACAATCCAGTGCCACTAGTGATTTTTGAATTTAGTTTTTTCAATTCTTCGTCTCCAACCAAAACAAACCCATAATTTTCTAATATACGTGTTAAATAAGTATAATTAACTAAATATTCGCGTATAGTTTTGTTAATAGATTCTTGATACACGTCAATAGAATAGCCAAGACATGATTCATCATCATTTAATTCTTCATTACTATAACGTTTTGTTAATTCCCATATTATTTTTTTATCACCAGTAGAACGGTCTGTATCCATAATTACTTTGCTTTCATTTTCTGGTATATTTTTAAGCATATTGAATATTTTTTGTCCATCATAACTAGTTCCAATAAAATAACCACCTTCTTTGGTTACTTCAGATACATTCCGTAAGAAATTATGCAATGTTTCTTGATTTTCAAACATATAGTGAATCGCAAATTGAATAGAACAAATGTCAAACCCTTCAGACGCAACACCATATTGTTTATAAACACCTTGTCCTAATAATTTTGCGTCTTTCGGTCCTTGTCCGAACACTGCGCGTGTAATCTGTTTATCTTTGTCAACTAAAATACCATTTGTATTGCGAATATTAACACTTGAATTTCCATTGACAAATAATGCTGATGGCATAACTCTGTATTTTTTACGAAAAGTCAGATAGCGAGCATATGCTCCATTCAATCTATTTTGAATATTATCGCGCGAAATATCAACACCAAATACAAATTTAAGTTTTGTATCAATCCATTTCGGCCAATCGCCGCCTTTTCCAACAGCTAAATCAATTAAAGTATCACCTGGCTTAGAAATACTTTTAATCAATGATGTTTTTACATATAGATTATGAAAATCACGAAGAGACCCTGTTTTAGTTGCTCCACTGACTTTATTATAATACACATCATCATCTCCTAATTCTTCCGGAATATTAGACCCTGACATAATCATCATTTGGGTAATTGGTTTATGAATTGAATGCCAGTTACTATTGGCAACGTGATATGCATTTCCAAACATTTTCTCTCCTCCCATTAATTGTGCGGTTTTATCATAACGAACACGCAGAGGAATCCATCTCCATTCAGGTTCACGTGTTATATCATATCTAAATTCCACAATCATATTGTCTTGAATAATATCATTTTCTTCACTTAACATATTTTTTTCATTTTCAACATTACCTGATAATAATATATTACATATTCCTGCGTTTTTATCACTTGGATTTGTGGGATAAAATTGTTTGGGCATATAACTTTTTTGTCTATCTCGTTTTGTTTCCTCGTAATTCAAATAATCTGGCACTTTATCTTCAATCGCATCTTGGTAAGGATTTATAAAGCCGTGTTTATATTCATCAAAGCCTACTCGAAGCGTCAGTGTTTTGTATTGAGGAATTTGAGTTGATGTGCTCATATCTGTGCCGCTTTGAAACATATTCCCTATAAATTCATCTCCATTGTCGTTCTTTTTGACTGATACCAAAAAGTCAATTGTATTATATTTGACAGGTTTCCACTTGAATGAATGTTCCCACGTTATTTTTTTAGGTTTGACAAATTCTCCAATTTTATCTGACGCAACACCACGATTCATTGGTGTAAAGATTAAACCATCTGTTTCATATTCGAATAATCCGTCATGCTCTTTTGTCAAAATAAAAGTGCACCCTTGAAAAATGGTTTGTGTATCCGTTGTATTATAAAAACGTTTATTTGTAATTCTTAAAGGAATGGGCGAAGATTCACTTATAACAGAAACTGCGTTTATTTTTTTTATTATAGATTCCATAATAGGTAAACGATAATTTATCTGTACATCATCTACATTTGGTGGAATAAATGCATTAGACCGGACATCTTCTCCGGCAACATAGTAGACATCAAAAGCAGTATATAAATTGATGAATTTCTTTTTCTTATCATATAAGATATGTTCTCCATCTAATAACGTATTCCATATTTCTTTATTTTTTGATAATGTGCCAGTAAACTGAATATCCATATTCGTATTAATAAAATATATTTTTCCATTTGATGAAATAAATAATAATTTACGATCACCATCTGCTTTATCAGTAACTGAATAATTTTCACGAATATTAGGAGAAGATGCATCGGAATTAATCGGTCTTATATTTTCTAATTGAAGTGTAGTTGATGATGGTCCAACAAAATTCGATGAAGTAATTTGTTCTTCTTCGTTGTATTCTTTTCCCCATAATAATTTCATATATTCTTGTAAAACATCATTTTGTTCAATAAAACCGATAGGATAATTTGTTTCTTGTATACCAGAAAGAACGTATTTAATAATTGGTTTCAAAACATTATTATTTAATATATCAGGTTCATTGTAAGGAGTTCCAATACCAACTAAACTATTAATAGACTCTATTTCTACTTCATATTTTTCAAATGCTTTAAATACACCTGAATCATGTATATTATATTCCGAGTTGTAATGTTGTTTTACAATACTCATATCAATCAGAACAGGAAAAGAAGGATGGCGTAATTTAAAACGATTTAAATATCTAAATCTTTTCTTTTGGTCAGCCCAGCTATCAAGCATTGTGCGAATTCTTGGATCATTTTTTTTAAGACGTTTTTCTTTACTTAAAGAAATACGAAAATTAAAATCATCAACATCTACAGAAGAAGGGTTTTCTTTATTTCCAAAACGAGATTTATGAGTATAAGAAACACCGGTTTCTATGGTATCAATACGATTCGTTTGACAATATTTCCGGATATTTTGTAAACCATTAATTTCGGTTCTAATGTCAGATTGGCGAATTGTACGAGTTTTTGGGTCAGTATATTCATTTTGAATGCGAAGCAAATAAACATTGGTATCAATTGTGAAACCAAGCGATAATAGTTTTTTAATAATATTATTATAATTAATTCTTGATATTTTATTACCAAGTGTACCAAATTTTACTTCTAATTCCATTTCTTCGTCAACATCATCTTTTGTAATATTATCCAAATATTTTTTTAATAAATTATTTTTCAACGCATTAGTATCTACTCCTCTGTTTGTGCCTACTCCTCTGTTTGTGCCTACTCCTCTGTTTGTGCCTACTCCTCTACTTTCTCTAGATTTATACGTAGTTTTATTAATATTAGGTTTGGCTGATACAGCATTTTTACTATCCGCCATGTTTTATTATATAAATATAGGTGATAATATTTATATCATCTTATTCAATTTTAAAATAAATATATCTAGATATTTTCTAGATATAAAAACTTTTCTATAATTTTTCTAGTATTTCTTCATATAATTGTTTCTTGGTCTTAGATTTCATTTTATCATTAACCTTCTTTTCTGTGGTAATATCTAATTTTTCGCATATATCGCATAATTCTTTCGATGAGTACGAGGATGGAGCATTTAATGGTTTTTGTATATTTGAAATAAACCAATATTCATTTTTTACTTTAGTTAAATAATCATTTATTATGGTTTCATTATCACTATCTTTATTTTCATTAGAACACCATCTCAACGTATCTTCTTTTTTTTCATTTTGAACTATAACGCCCTTTTTCCCATTTTCATTGGAAACCAATTCACAATATTTACGCCCATAAACATATGTAATAGATATATCATGAATCAGGCAAAGAGCATATAATCCTTTAATTGTAATCGTTTGTTTATTAGCTAATTCATCTTCTAATTCAGTGCGTTTTAATTTTAATTCCTTAAGTTTATCTTTAATCGTTTTAAGTTTTTCTACAGCTTCTATCTTAATTTTTTTTTCGACTGAAAAAAATGTTGAGTGATTCATTTGATACTCGTCATATCCTTTCAATATGATATAAAAACACCAAAATAATTTATCCTTTTGAAAAGGTATAAACGAATTATTTATAGTTTGATGTTTCAATTCATTTTTTTGTTCTGGTATATCAAGTGGCTTTGTCGCTGGCTTTGTCGCTGGCTTTGTCGCTGGCTTTGTAATATGACGATGATGATGAAAACCTTTTTGCATATTTTCATCAGAAAACATGTACTGATTCATGCTATTAATTAGTGTACTTGTTTCAATATTAATCATTATCTAATGGTATATAGTATAATGATTAAATCTTTATTATCTTTTCAAGTAGTAAAAAAAGACTTTTCTATATTATTTTTCTCACTTTCAATCAATTTTAATTGAACTTGTTGCTCATCAACATATTTTGTATATGTTTCTAATTCATTAATTACATTTTCAGGCAGTTCAGTTAAGTTAATAAAAGTTCCATTATTATTTTCATTCATCATAATAAAAGAAAATTTCTTTAAAATTCTTAAAATTTCAATTTGATGATATTTTTGCATATTTTCAATACGTTCTTTCAAAGAATCTAATGATAGCATTATTATTTATTTACAAATTGTATTTATATTTGTATTAGTATTTATATATAAATTTTATTATTATTCATTAATTGTGAGTTTAGGTTTAGATTTTCTGATTTTTAATAATGATGTTTTTTTCTTTACAATCGGCTGTGAAGGTTCTACATTTAATTGAGACGTTGGTTCTTCATCCCCATTTTTTGGTTGTAGTTCAATATGTTTATTAGCCGAAGTTTCTTCAATGAGCTGAGCAATAATTGAAATATAGGTATCATTCAGTTCAAAGCGTTGTCCAATAACTCTTACATTAATATTATCATTTTCTTTAACTTGTGAAAACAATTGAGATGAATAATTATGATCACGAGCAATAAATATAACAACAGGTGACGGCGTATCTTTTACTTCTGCCCGAATACCTGCTTTATTAATGTGTTTGGCAAAACAATTAATTTGCATTCCTTCTACTGGAGAACATACATAACATTGAAAAACGACTTCAAATACAATATTATTGCTGCTTACTAGACCACTTGAAAATGTAATAATTTCAACGGAGTTAGGTTTAATATACCCTTGTACTATACACTTCCCCTCAATTTCTGACGCAATGACCTTTTCTAATGTTTCTTTTATATTATTACCGACATTACCAATACCAACATGAACCTTTTTATTAATCATCATTAAAGCATAGAGTGATTGATTTGAAGAACTTATTTTTGGTTGATTTGTCTTCGACATTATCGACATCTTACTATTAATTAATAATATTATTTCTAAATCGTTATTCAATTTTAAAATTAATAATATTATTTTTTATAGATTTTTTTGGTTTTAATAGCAGATGTATATTTTTCAATGTCGGTTAAAACAGCTTCAGGTGGAGTTAAAAACCAACGTTTTTGGTTTTTCCTATCCTTATCAAAACTACGTAAATAAAATTCTTGAATAATACAAATTTCTCTTTGTGGTAATTTTGATTTTTTATCATCTATTAAATTTTTATCATTAAATTGGTTACTACCAACAATAGTGTTTAATATATCAATTGATTTTCCTTTATTAGACATTTGGTCACACCTCGCGCCAGCATCACGTTGATTTGTAATATTTTTCAATTTAAATACTACATATTCCTCATTTTTAAAATTATTCATGAACCCAATTAAATTATTTAAATTAGATATAATATTTTGTTTTTTATTACTTATTGTCGCATTCATATCTTTAATATCTTCTGCTTCCGCAATAACCCATTTATTTTCTGGATGTTTTACAATAATAACTTGTTTTTTCTTATCTTTCCATAAAAATCCTTTTATATTTTTGTCTCCATTTAACATTTGTGATTGGATGTATTTTTTTACATATTTTATTGATTCAAACTTATCATAACTATTATTTTCGTATATATAATTTAAAATAGTTATTATGTTATTAATTGATAGTTCATCTATTATGTGTTGTATAACAAAATATTTTAATAGAGATTCATCAAATTCATATTTCATCATAAAATCAATGGCGATTCTAGTATGCATATACCAATTTTTCTCTCCCTTAATTATAATTTGACTTGTGGTAGCAGTTTGATATTTTGTATTTATATAATTTACAATGGCATCGGCATCCGCATCGGCATCCGCATCGGCATCCGCATCGGCATCGGCATCCGCATCGGCATCCGCATCGGCATCCGCATCG